AAGAAAAGAGAAAGAGAAAAAAGTAAGAAGAAAAAAACTAAAACAAAAAAAGAAACCACTAGGACAAGAAAGCCCCCCTTTCATTATTTTTTTAATTTTTTTACACACGACCGAGAGAGCCACCTCAAAAAAACTGCTTCTCATGCGTGCGTATTTTGTGGAAAAACAGGCGAAATCTTGCGATTTCTTAAAAAAACAATAATTTTTTATAAAAAATATTTGTAAAAATTTTCATTTTAATTATAATTAAGAAAAAGGGAACAATTGATATGGAAATCAAGTATTTAAAATTAACAGAACTAAAACCATACGAAAACAATCCAAGATTTAACGATCAAGCCGTAGAAGCAGTAGCAAACTCAATAAAAGAGTTCGGTTTCATAAATCCGATTGTAATCGACAAAAACAATGTAGTAGTCGCAGGACACACAAGACTCAAAGCAGCAGAAAGACTAGGACTAGAAAAAGCACCAACAATAATGGTGGACAACTTATCCGAAGAACAAATCAACGCATTCAGAATCGCCGACAATAAAGTCGCTGAACTCGCCGAGTGGGATGAAGGACTACTATGGAAAGAACTTCAAAAGATAGAAAATATCGACATGACACAATTCGGTGTTGATCCTAACTTCTACTTTGAAGAAGAAGAAACGGTGTTCGAAGATTTCGAGCCAGAAACAATTCCAGATCCAAGAGTTCAAACTGGAGATATCTGGAAACTAGGAGAACACAAACTAATGTGTGGCTCATGCACAGACCAACAACAAGTGCTACAATTATTCGGAAATGAAGAAGCAGACCTAGTAGTCACAGATCCACCATACAATGTCAACTATGGCGACAAAGCAAATATGCTAAACGAATACATAGGTGGAGATAGAAACACAGACTACATCGCAAACGACTCAATGGAAGAAAACGAGTTCATAGATTTTCTAGGTGGAGCATTTAACAACATCAACATGGTGCTAAAGGCTGGTGGAGCATTCTACATATTCCACGCATCGAGTAGTGCATACCAATTCGAAACAGCGATGAAAGAAAATAATCTAATCGCAAGACAACAACTTATATGGGCAAAGAACACAATCGTGCTAGGTAGACAAGACTATCAATGGAAACACGAGCCATGCTTCTATGGTTGGAAAGAAGGAGCAGGACACTACTTCATAGATGATAGAACACAAGCAACAATCTACGACAAAGACATAGACCTAGAGAAATTATCAAAACAAGAACTGATAAAACTAATTCAAAAAGAAAGAAGCCAATATGAAAGTGGCACAATACTACATGAAGATAAGCCAAGAGCAAACGATCTACATCCAACAATGAAACCAGTAAATCTATGTGCAAGACTTATCAGAAATAGTAGTAAGAAAGGCGAACTAGTATATGATGCATTCGCAGGAAGTGGTAGCACTCTAATAGCAGCAGAACAAACTGGAAGAAAATGTTACACAATAGAACTAGATAGACATTACTGCGATGTTATTATAGAAAGATGGGAGAACTTAACAGGACAAAAGGCTGAACTAATCAGCAGAAAGGAACAACAAAAATGTACGAAAAAGTAAATCCAAAACATCCAGACAAACTAGCAGATAGAATTGCTGGAGCAATAGTAGACAAAGCATACAGTAAAAACTCAAGACCAAAAGTCGCCGTTGAAGTTTTACTAGGACATGGCGAATGCTTAATTATTAACGAAACAGACACACCAATAGAAAAAAAGTATATTGAAGAAACAGTAAAAAGAATCGCCGAAACAGAAAACATCAAAATAAACTACAAAGAAGTAGCACAAGATCAACATCTATCGAATAATCAATCACAAGAAATAAGATGTGGAGATAATGGAATATTCAAAGGTGTTCCAATTACAGATGAGCAAAAAGAACTAATAAGAATATCTCAAAACATTTATAAAGAATATTGCTTCGATGGAAAATACATAATAAATGATAACGAACTAATTATATGTCAAAGCCATGAAGATACACCAATTCAAGTAAAGAGTGGAGAAAGAGAAACGATAGTAAATCCAATCGGATACTGGACTGGTGGCATTGATGTAGACAGTGGAGCAACCAATAGAAAACTTGGAAGCGACATGGGCGATGGAGTCACTGGTGGTGGCTTACATGGAAAAGACCTATCAAAAGCCGATGTATCAATAAATATCTACTGTCACTTATTAGCACAAAAACTAAATAAAGTAGTCACAGCAGACTGTGCTATTGGAGATAGAATCGTAAGATTTAAAGCTGATGGAAAAGATGCAATTTATACAGATTACACAAGCGTAGTAGATGCAGCAAAAAGATACATACAAGAACTCGGTGGATTTGAAAAGTTCGCAGAGTGGGGATTATTAAGATAAGGAGATAACATGGAAACAAAAGGAACAACAAAAGATACAGAAAAGAAAAAGACAATGACACTGCAAGAACAAGCAGAACAAGTTCTACGAATTGCTGAAGAAAGTGGAGTTCAATCCAATTTCTTCTTCATAACAACATTCAAAAGATATCAAGTACAAATGACTGTATTAAGCCAACTAGAAAAAGAAATCTCAAACAGTGGAGTTCTAGTAACAAAAGAATATGTCAAAGGCAGACAAAATCTTTATACGAATCCAGCAGTGGATCAATACAACAAAACTGCAAGTGCAGCGAACAATACAGTAAGTACGCTTATAAACATAGTAAAAACTTTAAGACCAGAAGATGCACAAAACGAAAACACACTAGATGATGTAATGAAAAAACTAATGAAATAGCATGATGAAAAACACAAAGAACTACATATTCGAATATTATCAAAAGATAAAAGAAGGAAGCATAGTAGTCGGAACTTACATCACATCATGGTATGAATACATAATAAAAGGATTAGAAAATAAAGAATTTTATTATAACGCAAAGAAAGCCAACCAAGCCATAGTATTTATTGAAAACTTCTGCAGACATCATGAAGGAAGTCTAGCACCAAATAAGATAAAACTAGAACTATGGCAAAAAGCACTCGTATCAGTTATATTCGGAATCGTAGATGAAAACGACCTTCGACAATTTAGAGAAGTATTCCTAGTAGTCGCAAGAAAGAACGGAAAGACACTACTCGCAGCAGCAATAGCAGCATATATGGCATACTTCGATGATGAGTATGGTGGGAGAGTTTACTTCACAGCACCAAAACTAGAACAAGCAAATCTATGCTTCAATGCAATGTGCCAAATGATTTATAAAGAGCCATTGCTAAATAAACTAACTCAAAAACGAAGAACAGACATCTACATAGAGAAAACAAATACAACTGCAAAACCTCTAGCCTTTTCTGCAAAGAAAAGTGATGGTTTAAATATCTCACTTGGAGTAGCAGATGAAGTAAGTTCATGGCAGGGTGATGCAGGTCTTAAATTTTATGAAGTTATAAAGAGTTCGCAGGGTGCGAGAAAGCAACCACTTATACTAGCACCAAGTACTGCTGGATACATCAACGATGGAGTATATGATGAACTAATGAAAAGAGCAACTCGCTTATTAAAAGGCGATAGCAAAGAAAAAAGACTCGCAGCATTTATATACCAGATAGATGATATAAGCAAATGGAACGATATAAACGAATTAAGAAAAAGCAATCCAAACTTAAATGTGTCAGTATCAATCGATTATATGCTAGATGAAATAGCAATAGCCGAAGGATCAATAAGCAAAAGGGCAGAATTCATGACCAAGTACTGTAATATTAAACAGAACAGTTCACTGGCATGGTTAAGCAATGAAGTAGTTAAAAAAGCAGTGGGCGAACATTTAGAACTTGAATCGTTCAGAAGTTCGTACGCAATAGTCGGTGTTGACTTATCCAGGACAACCGACCTAACAGCAGTAGTCTGTGCAATTGAGAAAAATGGAATTATAAATATATTCTCACACTTCTACCTACCAAGAGAAAAAGTGGAAGAAGCAACAGCAAGAGATCAAGTACCATACGAGATATACGAAAAGAAAGGATTTATAACCTTTAGTGGAGATAACTTCGTAGATTACAAAGACTGCGAAAGATGGATAGAAAGTCTAGTGGAAGAATATCAAATATATCCATTAAAAATAATGTACGATAGATATTCAGCACAATACCTAGTTCAAGATTTAAAGCAATACGGATTCCAAACCGATGACTGCTTTCAGGGAGAGAACATGACACCAGCGATTCGAGAACTAGAAGGACTAATGAAGAATGGACAAATCAATATAGGAGATAATGACCTAATGAAAATCCATTTATTAAACTCGGCATTGAAAGTCAATAGTGAAACAGAGAGAGTAAGACTTATAAAAATCAATGCAACAAGCCATGTGGATGGCACAGCAGCACTACTCGATGCAATAGTCGGTAGACAAAAATGGAACAATGAAATAGGAAAGCAACTAAAAAACGATTAGTGAAAGGAGCAAATCTAAATGGGATTATTTGATTACATATTCGGAAAAAGACCAAAACCAAATATGCAACCACAAAGTTCATATCAAACTTTTAATGCATATCAACCAGTATTCAGAACTTATAACGGTCAAATTTACGAAAACGAACTAGTAAGAGCAGCAATAGATGCAAGAGCTAGAAACATAAGCAAATTAAACATTGTAATAAAAGGTGTAGCAAAACCAAAACTAAGAAGAAAACTACAACTCCAACCAAACGAACTACAAACATGGAGTCAATTCCTTTATAGAGTTAGCACGATCCTAGATTTACATAATACCTGCTTCATAGTTCCAATATTCGATGTTTATGGAGAAGTTAGTGGATACTATCCAGTTCTTCCAACATCGTGTGCATTGCTTGAATATCAAGATAGGCTATGGTTGAAATACCAATTCCAAAATGGAAAATCAGCAGCAATAGAGTACGACCTATGTGGTGTATTAACGAAGTTTCAATATAAAGATGATTTCTTCGGAGAAACAAATGTCGCACTTTATCCAACAATGCAACTTATAAACATCAATAATCAAGCAATACAAGAAGGAGTAAAATCAGCAGCCACATATAGATTTATGGCAAAGATGACAAACTTCGTAAAGCCAGAAGATCTAGTAAACGAAAGAAAGAGATTCTCAAATGAAAACTTTAAAGGAGAAAGTGGTGGTGGGTTGCTTTTATTCCCAAATACATATGGCGACATTAAACAAATTGAATCTAAACCATTCGTAATAGATCCACAAGAAATGAATCAAATCAAAAATAATGTCTTTAATTATTTCGGAGTTAATGAAAAGATAATTCAAAACATAGCAACTGATGACCAATTAGATGCATTCTTTAATGGATGCATCGAGCCATTCTGTATTCAATTCAGTGATACACTAACAAGAATGGCATATACTGAAAGAGAGAGAACAGAAGGAAATAAAATAATGCTAGTGGCGAACAGACTACAATATATGTCCGTAACGCACAAAGTAGCAATGGCTCAAGCGTTAAGTGATCGTGGAATATTAACAATTGATGAAGTAAGAGATTTATTCAACTATCCACCATTACCAGATGATGTAGGAAAACAAGTACTGGCTCGTGGCGAATATTACAATATTCAAGAGAATGAAACAGATAACACAAACCAAGACCAAACAGAGCCAGAATCGCCTAAAAACAACGAAAATGAAGGCAACACGAAAGGGGAGAACAATAATGCCAGTTAAAAGTGAAAGAGAATACCGTAACATTGTAAACATCGGAGTCGCAGAAGAAGAAAAGCCATGCGAAAACGAAGAAGATAATGGATGTGGTAAAAAGAAAGAAAAAAGAGAAGAAGAAAATCAATACATCGTTGAAGGATATGCAACAACATTCAATAGTCCATACGAACTATGGCAAGATGAAGATACAATCATAAAAGAGCAAGTAGATGCAGCAGCATTCAACGGAACAGACATAAGCGACACTATCATGCAATACGACCATGAAGGTAGAGTATTCGCAAGAGTAAGCAATAAAACATTAGAAATAACACCAGATCAAAACGGATTAAAAATAAGAGCAGATCTCGGTGGAACTGAAATCGGCAGACAACTATATAACGAGATCAAAGGTGGATACATTACAAAAATGTCATTCGGCTTCGTAGTCGATGATGAAGAAACCACCTACGCAGATAAGAGCAGCGAGAAAAGGGAAGTATTAAGAACTATCAAACACATCAAGAAATTATATGATGTAAGTGCTGTATCAATACCTGCAAACGATCAAACAGAAATCTCAGCTCGAAAGTTTAGCGATGGAGTAATCGCAGAACTTACTTCGGAGTGGAGTAGGCAAGAACAAGAAGCCAGAGCAAAGAGAGTTCAAAAAATCAGAATCATGCTCGAGATTAACAAATAGAGCAGAAAGGAAGAAAAGATGGAAACAAAAGAAATGACAATCGAAGCACTAGAAGAACGCAAGAAAGCGATAGGCGAAGAATTAAACATGGAAAATGCCGACCTAGATGCACTAGAAGAAGAAGTCAGAAAAATCAATGCTGAACTTGAAACAAGAAAAGCAGAAGAACAAAAAAAGGTCGAAATGAGAAATAAAATCGCAAACGACCAAGTAAACACAACCATAGTAAAAGAAATAGAAAAGGAAGGAAGAAATAATATGGAAATTAAAGAAGTAAGAAGTTCAAGAGAATACATGGAAGCATATGCTAACTACATCAAAACAGGTAAAGATACAGAATGTAGAGCATTACTAACTGAAAACACAGAAAACGGAGTAGTACCAGTTCCTACTTTAGTAGAAGATAAAATCAGAACTGCATGGGAAAACGAAAGAATCACAGCACTAGTCAAAAAGACTTATATTCCTGGAAACTTAAAAGTAGGTTTCGAAAGAAGTGCTGGAGATGCATCAATTCATGTTGAAGGAGCAGCAGCACCATCAGAAGAACAATTATTATTAGGTATTGTAACATTAGTACCAGAATCAATCAAAAAATGGATCACTATCTCTGATGAAGCATTAGACTTAAAAGGACAAGCATTCCTAGATTATGTCTACGATGAAATCGCACATAAAATCGCAAAGAAAGTCGCTGATGAAATCGTAAAAGATATCTACGAATCACCAAGCAGTGCAACTGCAACTGCACCAAATATCCAAGTTTTATACGCAACACCAGCAGTAGATACTGTAGTAAAAGCAATCGCAAAATTAACTGATGAAGCAACTAATCCAGTTATTATCTGTAATAAAGAATCATGGGCTGACTTCTTAAGTTCAGCAAAAGCAAACAAATATGCTACTGATCCATTCGAAAAATTAGAAGTCATCTTCAATAACTCATTATCATCATATAGTGCTGCACAAGCCGACTATGTATGGTGTATCGTTGGAGATTTACAAAACGGTGCATTGATTAACCTACCAAACGGAAATGAAATCACTTTCAAGTTTGATGACAAATCATTAGCAGAAAAAGACCTAGTAAAAATCGTAGGTAGAGAGTTCGTAGGTCATGGTGTAGTAGCACCAGATCACTTCTGCTGTATTAAAAAAGCAGCAGGATAGTCAATCTTTAAGATTTCAATCGCTATAGGGCGTTGAAATAAACTAGGGTGGGAAGGTTTATCGTTGTTCCTTCCTTCCCATCCTTTCAATTCAGTATAGTAAAAGGAGTGAAATAAAAATGTTAAGCAAAGTAAAACTAGCACTACGAATCACAACTAGTGCATTCGATACAGAAATACTAAATCTAATAGAAGCAGCAAAAATGGATATGAGAGTCGCTGGCGTTTATTACATAGATGAACAAGATCCACTAATAATCCAAGCAGTAATAACATACTGCAAGTATCACTTCGGAGAGACAAACAATCCAGAAAAATACAAAGCATCATATGATGAACAAAAAGCCCAACTAGTATCAAATACACAATATGGGAAATTTTAAGATATGGATAAGAGCAACATAGCGTATCTAATCGCAACAACAATCACATATGATGACATAGGACAAATAGTAGAAACTTCAACCGAAAAAATGATATACTGCAATGTTAGATCAGTAACAAGAGATGAGTTCTATCAAGCAGGAGAAACAGGAATCAGACCAAGATGGTCTATAACTTGCTTTGCTCCAGATTACAATAACGAAGAATACTGCAAATTAGAGAATAAGAAGTATCATATTTATAGAAGTTATGTAAAGAGCAACGAAGAAATAGAATTATATCTTGAAGATTTAGTGGGAGTAACAAATGGCTAATACCATAAACATAGACCAACTAAAAGAACAAGTACTCCAAAGTTTAAATACATATGCTGAAAATGTCACAGTGACAATGAAAGAAGAAATCCAAAAAGCGAACAGAAACGGTCTGCGAATGGTAAAAAGAAAAAGCCCAGAACTCACTGGAAGATACAAGAAAGGGTGGTCGAGCAAAAAGATGTTCGAAAACTCTCAAGCATTAAGATTTTATATTTACAACAAAACTGACTGGCAACTTACTCATTTATTAGAGTATGGACACATTAAATGGTTATGGGGTATAGATAAAACACCAGAAAGAGTAGAAGCCATTCCACATATTAGGCCAACAAGAGAATGGGTACAACAAGAACTGCCAAATGGCGTGAAGGCGAGATTAAAATAGTATGACACTTAAAAATATAAAAGATATTCTAGCAGAAACAGGATATCAAGTGGCTTATAGAATGATAAGCAAACAAACTGCTCCAACTCCACCATTTATCGTATACTTTGAAACAAACTCAAATAACTTTAAAGCAGACAACAAAGTATATAAAAAAATACAGGGAGTTCAAGTAGAGTTATATACAAAAACAAAAAGCGAAACAGCAGAAACAAATCTAGAAACAATACTAGATAATCACGAAATAGCATATGACAAAGTAGAAACTTACATCAATGATGAAAAGATATACCTAGTCACATACGAAGTTCAATTCGTTAAATAACGAAAGAAAGGAAACATACAATGGCTGAAAATAAAGTATTATTCGGACTTAAGAATGTCCACTATGCGATTGAATCTGTCAACTCCACAACTGGAGTAGTTTCATGGGGAACACCAGTAGCAATCAAAGGTGCTGTCAATTTGAGTCTATCAGCAGAAGGAGAAACAAACGACTTCTACGCAGATAATATCAAATACTACACTACTATCGCAAATCAAGGATATAGTGGAGATTTAGAAATCGCAAGAATCCCAGATACAATGCTAAAAGATGTGTGGGGATTAACACAGGGTACAACAAGCAAAGTACTATCTGAAAACAGTGAAGTAGAAACTAAATACTTCGCACTTTTATTCCAAGTAGATGGAGATGCAGACAATGAATGTCATGTATTATATCACTGCACTGCAACAAGACCAGAAATCGATGGAGCAACAAGTACTGCTACCAAAGAGCCAAATACTCAAACAGTATCAATAACTGCTGCACCATTATCAGATGGAAGAATCAGAGCAAGAACAACTGCAGAAACTCCAACAGCAACAAGAACTGCATGGTTTACAGCAGTATTCGAAGAATCAGCATAAAATTATTAGAAAGGAACAATGAACAATGGAAAAATTAGTAAAAATCGGTGGTAAGGAAATAAAACTAAAAGCATCTGCTTTATTACCAAGAATATATAGAAATCTAACAGGAAAAGATCTAATCATGGAAATGACTAGCCTTCAAAAATCAGCAAATGAAAAGGATAATCTAAATACTGTTGATTTACAAATATTTGAAGATATCGCATGGTGCATGGCTTATCATGCAGACAATACAATTCCAGATAGCCCAGATAAATGGCTAGAAACACTTGATGGAGTATGCGACATTTATGAAGTTCTACCACAAATAATCGAATTGTGGACAAATAATCTATCACAAACAAGCACTCCAGTAAAAAAATAAAAAGGACAAGCAGAGAGCCAAACGGAGCAATCTTCATGTTAAGATGCTCCGAAATGGGCTTGTCCGATAATGCTCTCGAAAATATGACAATGGGAATGGTGTATGATTTACTAACAGAAAAAGGAAACGATCAACATCAATATCCAACAATAGCAACACCAGAAGATATAAAGAACTTCTGGAAATAATAAAGTAGAAAACAAGAGATCAAGAAAGGAGCAAATAAATGGCATCAACAAGTAGTAAAATACAGGGAATCATTCTAGAGATAGGTGGAGATACAAGTAAACTTCAACAAGCACTAAAAGAAGTAGATACACAACTAAATAGCACAACTAAATCTTTAAAAGATGTCGACAAGTGGCTCAAACTAGATCCTACAAATATAGAATTATTAAAACAAAAATGGGAATACTTAACTAAATCGATAAGTGATACACAAGATAAACTAAAACTATTAAAAGACATACAACAGCAAGCAGACACTAATGTTGTAGATAAGGAATCCGAACAATATAAAGAACTAGTAAGACAAATAGAAGCAACATCTATAACTCTTAAAAAACTAGCATCAAGCAAAGATGAAGTCACAAACAAAGTAAAAGAACTAGGTGGCAATGTTGATGAATTAACTGATGAAGAAAAGAAGCTAGCAACACAAACAAACAAGACAAATAAAGAAACGAAGAATAGCAAAACAGCATTCAACGCAGCAGCACAAAACCTACGAAACTATATAGAGATAGCAGAAAAGGTAGCAAAAGTAGCCGTTCAAATAGTCAAATCGTTTGTTAGCATGGCGACCGAAGCAGCAGATAGTGCAAAACAAATCGAAAAGTTAAGCAAACAAACGAGTCTATCAACAGATGAAGTTCAAGAGTTAGCATATGTAGCCGAAATCTGTGGTGTCAACCTAGACATAATCACAAAGACAGTAAAGCAAAACATTAAATCCATATCCGAAGCAAGTAAATATAACTTCGACTATATGGAAGGATACGAAGCACTAGGAGTATCGATATACGATACAAATGGAGAACTTCGAGATAGTGGCGATATTTACTGGGACACGATAGATGCATTAAGGGCTATGGAAGCATCAACACAAAGAGATATCATAGCCGAACAATTACTAGGAAGAAAAGCAACAGACCTAAACGAGATATTCTCATTAAGTAATGAAGAATTTCAAGCATTAAGACAAGAAGCCCACGACATCGGATATGTACTAGATCAAGAAACAGTGGAAGCGTTATCAGACCTAGACAGCCAACTAACAAAATCGCAAAAATCATGGGTAGCAACTAAAACATTATTAGTGGCTCAACTTGCTCCAGCATTAGAAATGGCTGGTGGTTTCGTTAGTGATTTCTTAAGCGAAATAAATGCCTTATTGAAAGGCGATATGCAAGTAGATGAAATGATAGAATCACTCGCAGATAAAATAACAAATGGAGTAACATTCTTATTAAATAAAACAATTGAGAATCTACCACAAATACTAACTGGAGCATTTAAAGGTGGAGTAACACTTATATCATCAATAGCAGATATGCTAGCAAACCTAGACTGGTCAAAACTAATAACAAATTTAATAACATCAATAGTAGATATAGTATTAAATCAACTACCAGTGCTAATGTACAATATTAGTGATAGTTTATGGAAACTAACATGGCAATTATTCGATGATTTACTCTCTGGAAAATTATTCATTGAAATTGGTAAGATGGCTGCAAATCTAGGCATATCACTAGCGAATGGAATAATTGAAGGATTAAATAAACTCGGAAACTTTACAATTCCTGGATTAACACTCATGGGTAAGAAACTATGGGATGATATAAATGTAAAATTATTTACAATACCAAAAATACCAATGCTAGCAAAAGGTGGAGTATTATCAAGTGGTAGTGCGATCGTTGGAGAAGCAGGAGCAGAACTACTAACTAATGTCGGTGGAAAATCAGTAGTAACACCACTAACAAATCCAAACTCGAATGCACTAGCAGCAGCGACAACACAAACAAATCAAGTGATAACTATTAACTTTACTGGATCATTATCACAACTAGCAAAAATACTACAACCAGAAATAGAAAAAGAAAATGTGCGTATGGGCGTAAGTTTGGTAGGATAGAGTAAATATACATAAAAACAAATAAAAAGGCTGTATGAGCCTAAAAACAAATAAAAACGAAACAATAGAAAGGTGGTAAGGTAATACATGGCACTATTTAATGGAATTAAGATAGATGGAACAATATACGATGTAAGAATTAAATACGAAACATTAAAAAGAACATTCCAGATCATAGAAGGAAGAAATGCTGGACTAAGTATCGCATATAGAAAGATAAGGGATATTCAGGGAACTGGATATTCCTACACTTTCGAAGTAGAGCCAAATCCAACGAACAGAGCAGCATACGACACATTCTATCAAAAGATAAGCGAGCCAGTAGACTCACACGAAATCGAAATGCCATTCGGACAAACAACGCTATCGTTTACTGCTTATATTGAAGCAGGAACAGATACATACTGTGGCAAAGTGAATAACCAAATTATATGGAAAGGGCTATCGGTTACATTTACATACCTACAACCAGTAAGGACAAGCGTATAATATGAGTTACATAATTTATAAAAGAAACACGCTAGGGAAGAATCCTACAAAAATAGCAACCGATAGTAACAATGAGCCAAAAGTATATAATGGCACTCCAACAGAACTAGGAGATCATTCCGATTATTATTCTCTACCATTTAAAACAGAAGAAGCAGTGGGAAATACATTCACTGAAACAACTGGTCTAAACATAATAGCAAATAATGGAGCAGTAACAGAATTATATATTCAATTTGATGAATTATATTCATATCCAACATTGCTAACAATAAACGGTACACAATACTCAAATAATGGATACATCTTACATGTTGAAAATTTATCAATAGCAGCAAATAGCGAAATAGTAATACGATTTCTAACAGTTCAACAAAACAATGGCATTATAAACATGATAGGTATATCAAAAGATGTCATAGCAAAAATAGAGCATGATAAAATCATAAGTATTGAATGCAACGATGAAAGCGATGAATTATTATTCACTCTTCCAGCAGGATACGCAAACATCCTAGTAAAAGAATCAGCAGTTCAAAACTTAAAAGAAAACGATGAAGTTAATATATTCTTTGAAAAACAACTAATACAAAGATACTATATCAAAGAACTTAAATGCATGAAAGATAATCAATATAATTTATATTGTGAAGATATAATCGGAATATTTAATAACATAGATGGTGGAACAGTTACTCTAGCCGTTAGTGATATTTATAAT